CTTCACATCCCTTAATCCTGCCGCGATTGCTTGGGAACTCGTTCCCTTCTCTTTCGTGGCAGATTGGTTCGTGAATGTTGGCGACTGTCTCAATGCGTGGGAAAACCACATCCTGTTTGCAGATAGGTTTGTCGAGGGTTATATCTCGTACAGCCATTTTGTGAACAGAGGACGGAGTTCCACGTTTAGAGACAACGTTCCGATAATCCCGGATAACGATAGGCCTGGTAAGAATTTGCCTAACCCTATTGGTTATTCCTATCGGTACGAGGACAGTGGCTTCTATGAGAAGGAGTTTCGACGCTCCGTTCTCACGTCACTGCCCGCTCCGACTGGCTTGCGCGTTAAGGTCAAACTTAATGCTTACCGCTTTTCGGATGCTGCTGCGTTGATTTATCAAATGGTAAATCGACGCCCTAGGTGATCCCTAGGTAGCACTGCTGTAAGGCAGTTCCCGTAACGAACCGGAGGGCATAATGCCCGCAGCTTCTAACATCGTGATCAACGATGGTGCGACGACTCCCGTCGCGCACACTTTCAGTCCCATCGGACAAGATGCCAAAGGCGTCTGGTGGTACGAACAAACCAATCCCGCGCTCGCGAACGCACTCGGTGCGAAGCGGCTCGGGATCAAGGTGGTTCGTATCATGGATCGCCAACGGCTCACGGGGAGCGCGAAGGTGACGATCACCGTCCAAGTTCCGACGCTTGAAACGCTCGGAACGAATGACAGTGGTTTCACCCCGCCCCCGACTGTCGCGTACGTTAACCACGTTCGCTGCGAGTTCGATTTTCCCGAGCGAGGGAATCTCCAGGAGCGCAAAGATACGCGGGCGTTCATCGCCGCGTTGACTAGCGCTACTGGTCCGATTCTCTCGATCATCGAGAACATGAACCCGGTCTATTGACCTCACGGTCAAAACCCGCCGAAAGGCGCGCAGCAACACCGAAAGGGGTGGTTATGAGTGAACCCAAAAAGGGCGCTCATATTGCACTAGAAGCTTTCGAGCTTATGTGCAATGACGTCGCGAGTCCGTTCGCAGAAAAAGCCAAAAGGCTACTAGGCGATAGATCCTTTGAGGCGTTAGCCTCGCTAGATCTTGACCCGTCTGCGTATCGCACCAGTGCATCTTTTGCCGCTGACTATGCGGTATATGCGTTTTTACGCAAATATGAAGGTTTTCCTCTCACAAGGGACCTTCATAGGGATGCAATATCCACGTTTGAGAGCGTGGAGCTGGAATGTCGTCGAACGAATTTCCGTTTAGCTTACCCGACCAGAAATGGCGTCGAAGGCATCCTTTCGGATGCTAGGCGAAAAATCTCGGGTTTGCTAGGTAGATTTTCGTTCGCGAAAGTCCTTCCAGGGTGTGATTGGGGACCCGGGGCAACTTCGACGCTTAAACGCGTCGACGCTGCACTCGACAAAAAGATCCTCGAGCCTCGTCTCGCTGTGACTAGTCGCGCATTGCGGTATGCTAAGGCATATCTTAGTGTCGACTATCACTGGCTACAAAGTAGGATCGGGTGGAGTCGTGAGACTCTCTCCGGGCCTGCTTGTCCTGTAGACAGTGAGTTTACGATTGTTGAGGGTGCGCGCTTCACGACCGTCCCAAAGACGGTTAAGCAAAGACGCTCAATCAACATCGAGCCTACGATGAACCTTTTCCTCCAGAAAGGAGTTGGGAAGTATCTTAGGCGTCGTCTTCAGCGAATTGGAATCGACTTGGATGATCAATCCAAGAACCAAGTGTTAGCGTCTAGGGCTCATATCGATGGCTACGCCACGATTGACCTGAAGAACGCTTCCGATTCCATCTCTCGGGAACTGGTCCGATGTCTCCTTCCGACTGATTGGTTCGAGTATCTTAACGATATTCGATCCCATTATGTCGAGATCGAAGGTCGCCCCCCGCATAGGCTGGAAAAATTCAGTGCTATGGGGAATGGGTTTACCTTCGAGTTGGAGTCACTGATTTTCTGGTCGCTCTGCGAATCAGTTAGTCAGCGTATCGGGTCTGAGCTTGTCATATCTGTCTACGGTGATGATCTCATCGTAGATAGAACCGTCGTTGAAGAGCTGTATCGCGTTCTTGAAGAGTGTGGTTTTACCGTTAACAAGGAGAAATCCTTTGTCGACGGACACTTCTTCGAGAGTTGCGGAAAGCACTACTTCGACGGTGTCGAGGTCACTCCGGCGTATCAGAAGGAGATTCTTTCTGATACTCCTTCTCTTTACCGCGGCGCTAACCGGCTTGTCCGGCTTGCGTCTCGATTGGGAGAAGGGGAGTTCCTTGATTATCGACTTAAAAGAGCCATCAGTTACCTTTGGGCCCAGTGCGGACACGAAGCTGCTATGCAGTTTCGTGGACCGTTCTGGCTCGAGGGTGACGGTCATCTTATCGATCCATACTACCGGCCAAAAGCCGATAGACACGGAGTCTTTAAGGTGTTCGAGCTTCGCTCGATTCCGTTGAAGCGTAAGCTTCGATGTGATGGTCCCTTGCTCGCGACCGCACTACGCAGAGGTGTGGTCGTAGACTCTCC